GAATGTCCTATGGGTTCCTTTTGTGATCACAAACAGGATAGCTTCTTAAGGTAAAATAAAGATTAGAAAATAAGTGTTGACATATGAGAAACCTTGTGTCACCTTGTATCCATCGGCAAGCAAACACCGACACACACTAACACCAAGTCACTGTGACAACCTGAGCTACCGTGCAAAGAGTATCTGCGATACGACGCATCAAAGATGCTCAGCCCTAGCAATCAAGAGGGGCATAAGAGACTGAAAGAAAACTGTTGACTAACTTACGATTACCCGCCACGCTTTAAGGCAACCACGCTGTTTGACATTGTTAGCATTACTCTTGCTCTTAGGGTCACCCCGATAATAGAGCAAAGCCTTAAGCGCCTAAGAGGTTAGACGTTTAAGCTTTAAAAGAGAGAGGAAAGATTATGACTAATCACGTTCGCAACATTCTTAAACTATATCGCCAAGCTACTCAGGAAGATACTGTTAATGGTGTCGAGTGGTATGCACGAGCAGAACGCATGGCCAAGGCTATAGCTCAGGATGCTGGCTTGCCACTACCTACTGTGATCGGTGTCATGGCTGCACTGTCACCTAATAACCGCTGGGAACGTAATTGCAGGGATGCTGCGACTATGTGTCAGGCTTGGCAGAATGGTGAGAGCATGGATAGCTTCAAGGTGTCATGCTATAACACAATGAAACAGAAGGCTTGGGCTATCCTTGACCTAGGCTTGACAGACGACGAGGACATTCTGTCTCACCTGAACGGTCAGAAGATTAGATCGTTTTACTCTAACATTCGTGGGCTTGACGAGGTGACAATCGACGGCCATGCCTTGAATATTGCACGGGGTAAACGTGAGGGCCTGACAAGTGACAAGACAAACATGGGGAAGCGTGAGTATCGTTCACTTCAGGAGGCTTATGTGAGAGCCGCTAAGCGTGTGGGTGTGAAGCCTCATGTGCTTCAGGCAATCACATGGACAACGTGGAAGCGTATCCACAACATTTGAGAGAGACTAAGGAAATGAAATACAAACTACTGAAAAACTGTAAGATTGACTTGGAGACAGAATACCACAGCTTTACCTTTGTCACTGGGGGAGACAAACTCACAGCATTGGACGCTTTAGGAGACTTGATAGGTTCCCTCAAGGATTTACAGGAGTATCTCACAGAGGAAACTACCTACGGTGAAAGCCTGCCACCTACACTAAAGATCAAAGGCTCTCACACCTTCACAGCTATCAATAAAAAGCTTATGAGTAAGTATGCACAAGGAGAACTATCATGAAAACGCAACACGAGAAGATTCTTAAGCACCTCAAGCAAACCAAAGGCCTCACTGTGCGAGAAGCTTTGGTTGAGTATAGCATAAGCAGCCTGACCAAACGTATCCAAGAGCTACGTGAACAAGGCCATGACATTGTGTCAGTGCCTAAGCGTCACCCAGTGACAGGCCAGCGCTACGTGCGTTACACTCTGGGAAGCTAAAGGGCTATGACAGAATACTTGACAAGAGTAGGGTTAGCCCTGAGTGTCCTAGCCAATGTGATACTTGGGGGCCCTAGCAATCAAACCTTCAGCGCAAGGAATCACGCATGGAAGAAGGAAGGAAAACCTAACCTGACCTTCTTGATTGACAAACTATTAGGCCCTCAGCATTGCTCTGAGTGTTGGGTCTATTGGAAAGTGAGAGAAAAGAAATGGTGATAGAGAACAAGAGCTCCTTGAACTTCCATTCCTTCCATAGGAAAACTATCAAGGAAGTAGAAGAATATGAGAAGCTACTAGATGAAGAAGAACTTAGAGAGCAGGACTTAAGGGATACTGATTATCTTATAAAAGATATAAAGTCCTCAGGGTCTATCACCTAGGTTATACCTATATCTCCCTTGTCAGGGACAAGCCCTATTATATACAGGTTTTCCAATCTGTCAACAAGAAAGTGAGGACTAAGATGAAGTTTAATTTTGAGATACAAACAGTAGACTGTGAAGAAATCCAAGTGGGTGCTGAGGTAACAGATCACGGCTCCTTCACATGGGAGACAGGCTATGGTGCTGAGTCAGGTTTTATTGAAATACTTGATGAACCTACCTTCTCCTTTTCTGTCAACACACCTGAGGGTGAGGCTTTCCTGTTGACTAGTGAGGACATTGGCTATATGGAGGGTGTCGCACAAGCAATTTACTGGGATAGGATAGACGTATGAGCAGCTGGAAAGCACACCAACCCTGCCCTTATGAGGAATGTGGGAGCACTGATGCCTTTAGTTACAACCTTGAGAGTTGTGCGGGTAGATGCCACAGCTGCGAAAGAAAATACCCTCGCTCAAAGGACAAGAAATTCGACTGGGCTGAGGATGAATACCCAACCCTATCTGACAAGGACTCATGGGATACAATGGAACAACAGAAAGTAGAGCTTAAGCCTGTGCCTCAGGAGATACTCACCTCTGTCTATCGGACAGTGCGTGGAATTAACTCGGAGACCATGCGTTTTTACGGCGTGAAGACCAAGGTGAATAGCCAAGGGGAGGAGGTAGCCCAAGACTACATTTACCCATCAGGCGGCGTTAAAACACGCTACTTCCCCAAGCAATTCTCAGCGAAGAACCTTAAGTCAGATGAGCTCTTCGGTATGAACCTCTGGAATGCAGGCTCAGGGCGGATCGTCACGGTGTGTGAGGGTGAGCTCGATGCTATGTCAGCATACCAAATGTGCCGACGACCTAAGTATAACTCAGCCTTTGTGTCACTACCCTCAGCAACCCCAAGCTCTAAGCTCTGGGCTAATGTGTCTGAGTGGCTTGGTTCCTTCGATAAGATTGTCCTGTCAATAGAACATGACGAACAAGGGAATGCAGTGGCTCAACGTATAGCTAACCTGTTCCCTAACAAAGTCTATCGGGTGCAGCATGACAAATACAAGGACGCCAATGAGTTCCTTGAGGCTGGTCAGACTGAGGCATTCTTTCACGCTTGGTTTAACGCCAAGAAGTATACACCTGAAAATGTCCTGAATACTACTGATCAATTCATGAAGCTATACAGGGACTCAGGTGATCATGTGTCAATCCCTACAGGTATCCAAGACTTCGATGACCTAGCTGTTGGCCTCATGCAGGGACACTTTACCCTGTTCAAGGCACAGACAGGCATAGGTAAGACTGAGTTCATGCGCTACCTTGAGCACCACATCCTGAAGAACCACCCAGATATTAAGATTGCTATCTGGCATATGGAGGAGACAAAGCTTAGGTCTCTCCTTGGTCTTGTGTCATATGACTTGAACAAGAACGTGACACGAAAGGATTTGATTGATGATGCAGACCTAGGTAAGGAGGTAGAGGAATCCATTGCTCGCCTGAGTGTAGACGAGAGGCTCTTTCAGTTCTTCTTGAACGATGAGGATGATCCCCTTGATCTGCTTGGTCCACATACGTTACCTGTCTCAGGCATGTGGTGTGAACTATGTATTCTTTGAGCCTATCCAAGATATCTCAGCTAACCTAGCAGGAGAAGAGAGCAAAGAACAATTCCTTGCTGACCTATCTGTGCGTTTGTCTAAGCTAGCAGCTGAACTTGGGGTTGGTATCGTAACCATTGGACACACCAATGATGATGGTGCTGTAAAGTATTGTCGGATGATTGAGCAGAGAGCCTCCGTTGTGGTGGAACTTCTGCGTGACAAAATGTCAGAAGACCCTGACGAAAGGAACACAACGAAACTACTGGTCACAAAGAACAGACCTGTTGGACCTACAGGATTTGCAGGCCAGCTAAAGTTCAACCCTGAAACATTTGTATTGGAGCAAAAGTATGCTGAATTTTGATATCCTTGCCTCAACCTTAGCTGTTGTCTACTTCTTAGGTATCTTCCTACACTATACCCACATCAGAACAATCTTTGTATTGAACGATATGTCAGAACAGATGAACCACACCAAGGCTATGTTCAACTCAAGTGTGTGGGTATTCTTCACCCTGCAATACTTCTTGATGTTCCTTCTCCCTGACTTCTTCTTTGATGAGGACGATGAGGATTACTAAATGAGAAACCTAGCGATGGACATTGAGACAGATGCCTTGGATGCCACCCGCATTCACGTTATCTGCACACAGGATATAGAGACAGGGGAACGAGAGCAGTTCCTTAACGTGTCTCACATAGAAGAAGAGAAGGAGAGGTTCCTTGGATACATCGGACATTATGATCGTCTTGTTTTACATAACGGTATTGGTTTTGATATACCGATGATCAACAAACTCTTGGGTGCAGGCAGTGTTGACCCAAGTAAAGTAGTGGATACCCTAATTGTGTCACGCCTTGTGGACTACACAATGGATGGCAAGGGGCACAGCCTTCGTGCTTGGGGTATCCGCTTAGGTGACTTCAAGTTAGACTTCAAAGGCTTTGAGGTTCTAACACAGGAGATGATTGACTACTGTCACCAAGATGTAGAGGTAACCGTCCAGCTTTACCGAAGGTTCGAGAAGATTATCCTTGACCCTGACTGGCAGGAATCCTTGAGGTGTGAGCATGACATTCAGATCATGTGTGAGGAGATGACAGCCAATGGCTTCTTCTTTGATGAAGACAAAGCTGAGGAACTCTTAGGGGAAATCATATGTGAGATGGACAGACTTGAGTCTGGCTTCCAAGCGGACTTCCCACCTAAACTTGAGGAGGTGAACAGGATCAAGTATCGACGTAAGAAGGACAACAGTCTTATGTCAAATGTTGTCAAGGCTCAGGAGAAATACTTTAAGACTGAGGTTGACTGGTCGTTCAACCCACCTGAACTTAGGTGTTACGATTGGATACCCTTCGATCCTGCTTCTCCGAAGAAAAGAATTGACAGGCTTTGGGAGGCTGGTTGGCAACCAGTAGACAAGACGAAAGGACATATGGAGTATGAACGTGACCTCAACAGACAAAACAAAAGATCGTGGAGATAAGTTTGCACGATACGGCTGGACACTATCGGAGACTAACCTTAACACACTACCAGATGACGCACCTGAGGGAGGTAAGAACCTAGCCCAGTGGCTCACCTTGGAGGGACGCAGGTCTTCCCTAGTGGAATGGCTTGGCCACGTTAAGGAGGACAAACGTATTCATGGTAGGTTCACCCACATCGGTGCATGGACTGGACGTATGGCACACTCAGCACCTAACCAAGCGAACATTCCCTCAGAGTTTCACGGTGATCCTCGGTCAGCTGTGGAGGAAGTCAAGAAGAAATACGATGGGGCCTTCCGTGGTTTATGGACAGTCCCTGAGGGTAGCTGGCTGGTAGGTACAGACGCAGAAGGTATCCAACTCAGGGTACTAGCTCACCTTATGAAATCAGAAGCATACGTACATGCTATTGTGTCAGGTAAGAAGGAGGATGAGACAGACATCCACAACCTCAACAAGAGAGCCCTAGGTATCTCACATGTGACACGAGATGACGCAAAGACTTTTATCTACGCATTCCTCTTGGGTGCAGGTAACGCAAAGGTTGCAGAGATACTCAGGGTAAACCAGAGGGAAGCTTCTCAAGCTGTTGAAAACTTTACACATTCCATTCAAGGACTTGCTGACCTAAAGAAGAAGGTTATCCCCTACGTGGCTAAACGTGGGTGGTTCCGTGGGTTAGACGGACGTAAGGTTAAAGTACCAAGCGAGCACAAGACACTGGCGGGTATGCTACAGAATGGTGAGTCTGTCATTATGAAACACTCAGCAATCCAGTGGTACAAGCAGGCACAGAGGGAAGGCTTGGACTTCAAGCTTGTCACATGGCCTCACGATGAGTGGCAGACAGAGATTAAAGGGACAAAGGATCAGGCGGAATACTTAGGTCAGATACAGAGACAATCTATTGTTGACACAGGTGTTAAGTTTGATATGGTGTGTCCTCTAGCTGGCTCAACTGACATAGGTAATAGTTGGAGAGACACTCACTAATTTCTACTTGACAACCTACCTTTTATAGGGTAAGGAAATCACTGAAGATCAACCGACTAACATGCAAAAACTTTAGAGGAGATAAAGCATGAGTAAGACAAAGTACCTTTCATTCGAAGGTGAGCTTTTCTATCCAAAGCTTCACGAGGATAACATCGACAACGCCGAGTATCACGAGGCCATACAGGGTCAGTACAACGTAGTCTTCATTCCAAAAGACAGTGATGAGCTTAACAGTATGATCGAAGCGGGTTACCCAGAAGTTTCTATGGGAAATCAAATGATCAAACAGTATGAGTTTGCTGGCGGACGTTCAGGTATGAAACTCAAGCGTCCTAATGTACACCCAAAAGGTATCGAAGACTTTGGTGGTGCTCCTAAAGTTACTAAAGGAAAGACCAATGTTCCTTGGGACTTTATTGAGGACGGTGAACTTGGTAACGGAACCAAGGCTGTTGTCAAGCTGTCAATGTACGGCGAAGGGGCCCGTGCTTCTATTCGACTTGAGAAAGTAGGTGTGCTTGAACATGTACCCTACGTAGAGGGCGCAGGCTCCGACGACCGCTGGTAAAAATAGAGTATACTTCATAAAGGGGGAGCTTAACGGTTCCCCCTCCTTACATAAGGAGAGATAATGTATGACACAGATTACAACGACATACATCGACCACATGGGTAGTGACCTTTCAGTAGTCAACGCAGCACGGGTTAGCTTTGGTAAGAAGAGTGAGTGGGTACGTAAAGACCTCTCTGGTGATGAGATTACATATTGTGAAGGGGAGGGTGGTAAAACCTTAGCAGAACGTGACACAAAACTGATCAAGTACCTCGCCAAGCATAAGCACATCAGCCCCTTCGGTCATGCCTTCGCATCCTTCCACATCAAGGCTCCTATCTTTGTAGCACGACAGCTAGTGAAACATAAGTTCCTGCGTTGGAATGAGATCAGTCGTAGGTATGTGGATGATGAGCCTGAGGTCTATGTGCCTGACGTATGGCGATCTGTCGCAGAGAATGTAAAGCAAGGTTCTTCTACTAAACCTAAGCCACACCCAGAGTTTACGCAAGGATTTTGCATAAACTGCGGAAACAAAATAACCCAAGCTGTTAGAGAGCAGGGTGGCGGGCGTGTAAAGAAATACTGTAGTGGCGAGTGTAAGTCCTCTTTCACTAACCGTTATCGTGATCCCTATAAGACTGCTTTTCAAAACGCTAAGGCAAGGGTCCAGAGGGAAGGTAAGAGGCAGTGGTGGTTGGACCATGAAGATATGGTTTACCCCGAATATTGCCCTTATCTTGGTATTTGGCTAGACTACTCAATTGGAGACAAAGGTAGTCCACAAGACAATAGCCCTTCGTTTGACCGTATTGATAGCATGGGAGACTACACACACGACAACGTGCAGATCATTAGTCACCTTGCAAACTCAATGAAGAACTCTGCGACCAAAGAGCAGCAGGTTGCTTTTGCCAAAAAGGTCTTGTTGATGCACGAGGGTTATATCGTTGATGACACCAAGACCTATAAAGGACAGATGGAAAACGTGGTTAGTCTTTACAACAGCCTCATAGACAGTGGGTACCCTGCCGAGCAGGCACGTATGGT